GAGAGATATTTGCAGAAGCTTTTTGTGCAATTCTATCTAAACCAGTAGGTATTTGATTTGGTGGTATTTTACCTGGAGGGGTAGAGCCCCTATTAAATTCTAATACTAAACCTGTTTCTGCTCCGTGTTCTTCTAGGTCATCAGCTGTCATACCAGATAAAGAACCTGATTCTACAATCCAACCACTATTAGCAGTTGTGTTTACTATATGTAATTCTTGTGAAGATATCTTGTTAAGTTGTTCTTGTGGTGATAGTAGGTTTCGTACCATTCCAAAAGGTTTACCTCTACGGAAATACGGAAAGTACGGTACGATAGTAAAATGGTCATACGGAGAGTAGTCATCGAATAACACTACAGTGTCAGCGGTCACGGTCCAACGGACTCGTCGAATTTTTTTCTCCATAATTTCTAACGCGTACTCGTCTGCAAATGTTTCTCTTTTCTTTTTTGTCCAGTGATTAGGAACTTTCCTCTTGTCGCCAGTAACAGGGTCAACGTAAAACATAGCATCATCTAATTTATAGTATTGTCTTTCTATAACTCTAATAGACCTAAGCATTCGTGCGTTCTCTGGATCTCCTGGATATTGTTGTCCGTAATTATATTCATCAGTATCTCCAAACCTAGACTCCTCAAACTCCATAGAGTCAGCGCCAAGTGTTGTACCTGTTTCTGCTAACATTCTTAATTTATCTGCTTTGTTCTGTCCGTAGGTTTCTTCTATTTCGTCTAGGCTCATCCATTTTGTTTCGAATATTTCAGTCCAGGTTTTTGGGTCATAATGTTTTGCATCTGGGTCTATAAGAATATCTAAAGGGTCTTTTGCTTCTATACTTACTTCGCCTTGAACGTGCTCAGTAAAATCAATTCTAATATCAAAATATCCGCGATCTTGTATAAGGCCATCTTGAAAAACTTGAGACTCTATCCAATCTAACTTGTTGTAGTCTGCAATATAGGAATACACCTGTGTTAGAACGTCGGCTATTTCTTGGTCCCCGCCGCCCCTAGGTTTAAAATGTATATCAGCTTTTTTTGAACTCTGCTCTGCTAATACTGCATTTATAGTTGGAAGAATAGTGTTAATAGTTAAAGCAGGTCGGCCTTGGTCATCTAGAGACTGCATATCAAAATCGTCCCACTGGTCGCCTCTATAATAGGCGTCGCATTTTTTTGCTATCTGTATATATTCATCATGGCCGTGATCTCGCGCACGTGTGTATGCATTCCATTGTGTTTTTGCTAACGTTAGCTCTTCTGCGTCTTTGATTTTTTTACTTGGTTTTTTACTGTATGCCATATTATGCGCTCATTGCCGATTTCTTTTTCGGTCCTTTTGCCACTAATTCTAACCTATCTCGCCAAGAAGGTATATGTTCTGGTGCTTCATAAAAACTTGCGTATTCCGTCATCATTAAACCAACCCAGGCCAAAGCATCAACCTGGTCATCATGCACGCCGTTAGGAAAACGCAAAAGTTCAGCCACCAAAGGCCCAGTCCAAACTGCGTCTTGTGGTACAAAAACCCTACCTTGTTGCATCCTACCTTGGATAGCTCTAGCTCTAGCTTCTTTATCACGTCGTCCTACTTTTAAATCTTTAAAATATGCAGAATGTAATTTACGTTCTGCTACACGTTTTTGTAGAAAGGGACCAATAGCCATTTCTATGTGTCCTTTTTCTATGCCAATAATACCAGGTCTCCACATTTCATAGAAATCTAATATTTTTTCTACTAACTCAAACCCGTCGTATCTGCCACGAATTGCATCGACTACGTACATGTTATCATACTCATCAATTCCTACCATCATACCAACAGAGTAATCATTTCTATCTCTTTGTCCTATAGCCAAGTCCCACGCACAATAATAACGCAGCCTATCGTAATCAATCTCATCTGGTTCATAGTATTGGATCATATCTCTAGTGAAATAATCACCTTCATCTGATACTGGGTTTTGTTGATACAGAGCACTCCAGTCTCTGGGACCAATAGCTCTTTGTATCATTTCTAAAGATTCTACATTATAGCGTTCGGGGTGCAGGGGTTCGCCCGTTGCACGAAACTCTTCATCTTCTTCTGCTATAGCTGGGTATTTAACCACTTCCCAATTATCTGCGCCGCTTTCAGTTGCTTGCAACAACCTGCCTGCTAGATCATCATCATGCCATCTAGTTAAAATAACTAATATGCCTCCGCCAGGAGAAAGCCTTGTATAGGCAGTAGAAGTATACCAGTCCCAGGTTGCCTCTCTATTATTTTCAGACTCTGCATCTTCTCTGTTTTTTACTGGGTCATCGATTAATAATACGTGCGCACCTTTACCAGTAATACCACCACCAACACCGGCTGCTACATAACCGCCGCCTTGGGTAGTCTGCCAAGATTCTACAGACTGTGAATCTTTATCTAACCGTGCATCTTCAAAAACTTTCTTATAATTGGGCTCTCTTAGTACTTGTCGTACTTTTCTAGAAAAACTCATCGCTAAAGAGCCGGAATACGAACAACTAATAAATTCATGCCCTGGGTTACGTCCAAGGTGCCAAGCAGGAAAGGCGATACTAGCTAAAGTAGATTTACCATGACGAGGCGGCATAAATAGCATTAATCTTGGGGATTTTTTCTCCGCAACGTCTTGACTAAACTTTTCTAGCCTTTGACAGATGTCTTTATGCACCCAACCTGCTTGGTAATCAGGATTAAACTTCTCAACGAACGGCAACATGCGTTTTCTAGACAAAATACGTTTTGCAAGCTCTTGTTCCGCACGAATTTGAGCATTTTGCTCTTTTTTTGACTCTTTTTGTTGTTTTTGGGGCTCAGGAAGCTGATCTGCTTCGTCTGCAGCACAGTAAACGCATAAACCTTTAGGTAATACGAGGTTTTCTGCCAAAAGTTTCTTACACTTATAGCATTCTATCTTTTCCAAATCCACTATTTAGTACTTTTTGGTTTTTTTTGTCTTTTTTGCCGGTTTTTTGGCCATTTTAGCCTTTTTTGCCGGTTTTTTAGAATATCCTTTGCCGTATCCCATTTTTTTCTCCTTTTTTTCCCAAAACATTGGTATTTGTTTGCCTTTTTTCTTTTCTTCTACTATGTGAGCCGACATATAAGCAAAAGCTGCCATAACTACTATTACTAGTACGCCTATAAGTATCTCTAACACTTCCATCTTCTTCTCGCTTGTCTAATTCTTGAATTAGGATCGTTTCTAGTTTTAGCTGAGCTTCTTTTTAGCTGCCCTGCTGACCTAGCGCAATAAGATTTACGTCTTTTTGCTGCTTTTGAACCTTTTTTAACTTTTCCTGTTACTGCTGTTTTTAATTTAGACCCAGGGTTTGCTTTTCTATAAGCTGCAACCCCTTTTTTAGTCATACCAGCACCAGATTTAGTTTTCCTATAATTGCCACCCTTACCGGTAGTCTTTCTTATAGGTTTTTCTTTTTTCCTAGGCATTATCTTTTTTTCTTCGTTGGTTTTTTCTTCGCTGTCTTCGCGGATTTTTTGAAAGCTTTAGCTGTAGGTGCACCCTTTGCACCTTTTTTCCGCATAGTCTCACCCGAGCCCGCTTTAATTCTTTTACGTTTTGCGTGTATATTTGCGTATAGTCCTCGTTTAGCCATTACTTTTTTCCTCCTTTGTACGACTTCTTAGTTGTACCTTTATTTTTCTTGCCTTTTTTCATAGACATTTTTTTTGGTTTTTGATTAATACAATGCATTATTTCTTCTTCTTTTTGTTTTTAATAGCAGTAAGGATATCGCCTCTTGTTACTTTATTTTTATCTCCATACAAAGATGCAAGTTTTGAAGTTTTACGTTTCTTTTTAGTAGCTCTCGCTTGTTGTGCGTATTTAGTCATTAGTACCTCCTTGGGGTTCTAAATATCTTGTGTCTACTCCAGCTAGTTTTAATAGCTCGGAATCTGGTAGTCTTTCTAGTTGTTGAATTTTATCTACGTTAATATTAACTTGTGTTGCATTTTCGGGTGCGAATAGACCGTGGAGCTTGCACAACGAATCTACGACATTTTTTTCTTCGGTCGCGGTTGCTGATTTACGATGCGCTTCTAAATATAATTGTGTTGCGGTGTTCTTGTCGAACTTAACTTCTTCACGCATTTCCTCGCGCAAGTAATCGATGGCCTGGTTAATTTTTGGTTTCTTAAATATATCGTATACGGAATCTTGGTTCCTGTACCCCGCTGCACGGCCCGCGGCCGCCTTACTCATCCCACGTAAAAAATACAAAATTAATCTTTCTTCCTGAACCGAAAGCTCGGATAATTTTACTCCTGCGTATGGGTAATGTGACTGAAGCTCCATCCTATCTTCGTTGGAAACTTCAACTGTGTGATCTGCGACTAGGCTCATGTTCCTAAATATACCTTATAACGTTTTATATTGGAAATTTATAATAAAAAAAAAATATTTGAAAATAGTGGAATATATCGCTCAGACATCGGTTACTACTATCACCCAGAGCCCCTCCTCCCTCCTTTCTCGAAGCTCGAAAGTCAGTCGTCGTTTCAATCATTGGAACCTTGTATCGAAAAAAGCTATGTCCAGCTAGCTGTCCAAAGCAAGTATGTATTAAAGTGTTATTAACTTAGTACATGGAGGTACTTATGAACTATATGACAAAACTATTCACTGGCCTTGGTTCAGTGTCCGCGTCTATCCACAATGGTATAGATAACATCTCAACATCGTCTATCAAATCTGGTGTTGATTCTATTAAACAGACCACGGTTAAGTATGCATCAGCAACTGCCCAAGGTTATGTTGTTTCTCGTAAGCCTAAGCAATTAGAGCTTGACCTAAAACAGGAGGCATAATGGAAGAACATACATTAAACCTACCACAACTCATCATTGAATCTCTTTTCAATTAATCTATCGGGGGTGTCCAGCCCCCTTCTTTCCTTCTTACTTACTTACTTACTACTATCATAACTAACAGGAGCATACAATGAACAACACTATCAAAACATGGCTACAAACAAGCAAAGGAGCATATGGATACTTCATCATCCAAGTGTGGCACAACACAAAAACAGATGACTATCAAACCGACAGAGTATCTGATTCAATGGAGCAATACCAATTCCCTACTGAAAAGGAGGCTATCAAGGACTTCGAGAGAGGGAACCGCGATGAGTATAAGAGTATCAATCGCTCTTGGGAGACTACTCTAGGGTGTTATCGTTTCTAACGAACCTATCTCACGCCCTTCGGGCTATTGGCGCTGGTCACTCGGCGCCTTTTCTTCTTTATACTACTATCATCAATGTGCATGGTCGGGTTTCGACCTGCATCATTGTTGGTTCCTTGTGTTCCACGGGAGTGTGCCGATGTGGAACCAAGTCGTGGAACCAGAGTTTAACTTGTAGCCGTGCGCCTTTGTGTGCGTGCTACTCTTGTATGGTTCCGTTGTTCCACGTGGAACAAAGTCTGCTTTGCTAACGGACAACGAACCACGGTTATTGGATATAGATTCTCTTAACCTATAACTAAGTGGAACCAGTGGAACCAGACCTATAACCTAGCATAGTTATAAGGTTATTCGTGTTCCATGACTTGTGGAACCCAGTGGAACCAGTGGAACCAAAACGAGCCACGGCCAGCTAGCTGTCCATGGCGAGTATGTGTAAAGGTATATTAATTAAAGGAGAATGTTATGAGTTTAGTAAATTGTGAATGTGATTGTTGTGGTAAGAAAGAAGGGTTAGAAGAATTTAGTAGAGAGTGGGAATCTTATGGTAAGTGTGAGGTTGAAAGTATTATCTTATGTTCCGAGTGTATGGAAGATAAAGATGAGGTATTTGTTGAATTAATGAGGGATTATGAGTAAGAAGAAAGAAACTATTATGGATAAGTATGGAAGGTCTGGTCCTTCTATATCCGTAACGTGGAAAGATGATGCTCTATTAGAGAACTTAAGAAAGCTGTTAGGTCTTAAGACTAAACCAGCAGTAATACGGTTTCTTGTAGAGAGGTTTAGAAATGATTTAAATCAATTAGAGAAAGACTTAAGCAAATTCTTGCGCGGGCCATCCTAGATGTCCTGCGCTAGTTTGTACTATATGAAGTTGGTAAGGGTTTACTAACTCATTTAACTTACTTACCTAGGAGGTAAACATGTTGTATTCATTATACATATTAAAAGATGGCAAAGACGGCAAATCTAGATCTAGAGAAGTCGGCATCGCAACTACTAACAAAGACGGTAGCTTAACACTACACTTTGACGTAGCTATTCCATTGACTGCTGATAATCAGCAAGCAAAAGTCTTTATGCGTGTCATAGAGATGAAAGAACAGCCAGCAACAGCAGTAGCTTAGTTGGTTGTGTCTGTATCTGGTAGAACGTAGGTTCTTTAAGTCTAAAGTGGCCAGACTAAGTAACGTAGCTTGCAAGACAAAGCAGACAACGTCATCCCGAGGACGTACAAAAGCTCGGGACGGTTGTTACGGAAAGCACATGCTCGGATGAGAAGCCGAGCCCTTTAACTTATGGAGATTATTATGACTGAATTAATTTGTTTATTACTTGGTGGCGGATTAGGTTGGGCGATTGGCGTCGGACAAGTCACCAAAGCCGTAGCAGAATGCTCAATGTATGAGCTCAAAGAACTACGAAAGAGGTTGCAATCACCAGAGGGCAATATGTTCAGACTGGATGACGACTTTGAAAGATAAATTCTATTTAGGTTCGCAACCTAGGCCTAACCCCTGGGGCACGCAGGGCGCCGAATGCATTCGGTGGCAGTGATAAGCTGAGGACTCTTATTAAACCTTGGAGGGGCCCGCTCGTAAGAGTGAAAACATCTCCAAGGTTTTTCTTTTTTTTTAATAAGGATGGCACGTTGTGCCAGCTATTTATTGTGCTGTAGTCAGGACACCTGCCTACAGTA